GAAATAGTAAATGGTACAAATTCTAGCAACCAAAGTTCTCATCTCATTTGGAGCTAGCATTCCTAAGTAACCTAAAATAAAGAAACTAATGAACGATTTTGATAAACAAGATAAAAAGGAGAAAAACTAATGGGAAATATAGCAGAAACCACACCACTTGAAAGGCTAAAAGAAGATCAAGAGGAGATGTCTATTGAAGAGTGGAAGAGAGACAGTCAGTCTCGGGATATGATTATCACAGTCCCGTCAAAAGAAGCGTATGATGCTTTATGTCTTTGGATTATTAAAGGGAGAAGGACAAAGGCATTAAACTTTGAGGTGTTTATTCGGGAGGATTGGTAATGAACGCTAATGACTTTAAGGAAATGCGAGAGACGTACATGCGAGAAACGTTTGAGTTGTCAGATACAAAGAGAATCGAATATACCGAAGGACACCACAACGTAAACGTATTGTGGAACTTTGAAAATATTGGAAAAACACTTTCTATTTCACCGATGAAGGTTCTTTCTGTGTATTTACAAAAGCACACAAGTAGTGTGTTTAATTATATTAAGGACGGCAAAGAATATTCAGAATCTATTGAGGGTAGAATAAGCGATATTATTAACTATCTTATCTTACTACTGTGCATGATACGAACCTATAAAAATAAAGGAGAAGACAATGAATAAGTTCTTGAAAGCAACAAGGCTAGTAACTCAGGTAATATTAGGAGATACGGCGACAAAAAAACAACCGAGAAAGAAAAGAAAGTACACGAGGAGAAAAAAGAAATGAACGAGAACGAGTTAGTATTTGACAAATTAGCAGAGGTAATATTTCCCGACTTAGACGAAGCACTTGATAGAGAGTCTGAGCATATAATGAAGGAACATGGTATAAACCCCGAGTTGATGATAGATTTAATTGAGTCTTGGCTAACAAAACGAGCAAAGCAAGTATCGTAATGGTCAACGCTCTACTTTATTTACTTTTTTTATCTATGGGTGGTGTCGCAATAAGTATGGTATTATTTTTAATTACCTTAATAGTTTATAGCATACAAGATTGGAGGGGCAAATGATTCTCAAAAACCCGATTACTTTTAAAGACCTAGCCATTTCACAAGAAGAGGCACAACACTATTACTTAGAGATGTTGCGTTATGAAAAAATGGTAGAGCGTAGGGAGGATAAAATTAAAAACCTCCAAGAAAGAATAAAACTATCAGGTCTTGACGACTTATCACGATTTTTGTGTTGGCATTGTGGAGAGGAATTAATATGGGGTGGTGATCATGACATACAAGATGTTTGTTTTGATGGAGACAAGGAAGGTATCGCATCCAACTTTTCTTGCTCTAATTATGATTGCCACACCTATGTTGAGGTCTACCATTATCACGAAGAGGAGGAGTAGCTATAATTCACAATTATTATTATGTGTGTTCATTGTGAGTACAAGTTTAAAAAATAAATTAATCAAGGGTGATTGTTTAGAAATTATGAAAGATTTATCAGATAATAGTATAAATCTAATTGCCTGTGATTTACCTTATGGAACAACTGTTAACAGATGGGACACCATGATACCATTGGATAAATTGTGGAAAGAATATGAAAGATTGTTAGCACCCAAAGGCAATATAGTCTTATTCGGACAAGGTTTATTTTCGGTAAAACTAATAATGAGTAATGAAAAACTATTCAGATATGATATGGTATGGAAAAAAAGTAAATGTGGAAGTCCTTTTACTGCAAAATATATGCCACTTAAAAAACATGAGATGGTATTGATTTTTGGTCATAGTGCTTCTACATACAATCCACAGATGTCAGAGGGTAAACCATATAAAAGAAAATGGACACCTAATAAAACAAATAATATGCGTTATGGTATTAAGGGTGTGGAAACAGACAATAAAGGAACAAGGCATCCTACAACTGTTTTAGATTATCCACAAAAGTGGAGAAGGCAAGATCAATTACATCCAACCCAAAAACCAGTAGAATTGATGGAGTTTATAGTTAAATCTTATTCGAATGAAGATGAGGTTGTTTTAGATAATTGTATGGGTTCAGGTACAACAGGCGTTGCTTGTAAAAACACAAATAGACAGTTTATAGGTATAGAAATGGATGATGAGTATTTTAAAATTGCAGAAGCAAGAGTTAATAAAAAGGAAGAACAATGGTAATGTATACCCACGACCATAAAACGCCGTTAGAAGCTAAAATACTACTGTTGTTGGGTATGTGTGGTGCAAGGGCTAGCGAGTTTAGTTATCATTATTGGGGTGATAACAGAACATTGAGATGGAAACAAGGTAAAAGAATCAATAAAGAGGTTAGGGATTATGTGAAAATGGTTTTTGTTGGAGAACATAACCAAGTTCTGAAATTCGCTGAATTTATGTATCGAGACCGATCTCACAGGCGATGTTACCGATATATTATTTCTCCTCTAAAAAATTAATTTGGAACTTTTTGAAACCTTGAG